ACGAATGCAAACTCATCAAGGAATATGATGTTGAATGACATACCTCGAACTGCTGATGCAGAGGTAGATGCTGCTATAATTTTCGATCCGTTTTCGAGTTCCATGGATCCTTTGTTCCATGCGATGATGCCTTGCTGCATCCACCTCGGCAAGTTTTCGTACGCCAGTTGTAGTCGTCCGAGGAGATCTCTAGCAGTCGCTGCTTTATTAGCGAGGATTCCGATGTTGACGTTATCATTGAAGATTGCGTAATGGAGAAGATATGATACCACAGTAGTAGACTTACCAGTCTGTCGTGGCATTTTACAAATATTAAATCTATTCTTATGAAAATTCTTTAGTAGTTTCTTTTGAAACTTGTACATACTAAATGGGACAAGACCCTCATCCACGTTTACTATTCGTATGTGTTTCTCTGTAAAATATACTGGGTCTTTTTTACACTTGAGGAATTCTTTTACATCTTCCTCAGTGAATTCTTGTTGTGTATTTGCTTTTTTTAGATTAGGATTACCAAGATAAATGTCACTCATAAAATCATAATTTGTTTAGATAATCTTTGAACGTTATTGATTCTTTTGCAAACGAGGTTGTTCCAAATGCACCACTGGTTGCAGAGATAGATTTCTTAGCATACTCAGCAGCTTTATTTGTAACATCACTAGCAGTTTGTGCACGTTTTTTTACAAGTGCATCTCTCTTTTTAGTAACTTTATCAATCGCCTTGAGTTTTCTCTCACCTCTTTTTGTTCTCTTGTCATCAACACCGTCAGGTTTCATTTTATCTATTCTATCTTCTGCAGGTTTGGCTTTTGCTTGATCTTGCTTTATTTTTTTATACTTTGCTTGATCAGAGCGATACCTATCCATATCGACCTTACCAGTCTCAGGATTTTTATAACTTCTGATGTTAGGACGTTTGAATCTTAGGTTCTTTGATGGGGGTTTGGTTGCCTCTGCCATCTTATTCTTTTTAGGATCAACAGATTTCTTGCCCTTGTTTTCTATGCGTTTGATCGCACTGTTGAGGTTTGCCATGTTTTATTTATCCTTGCTCATTTGCTTCAACATCTTCTGAAGATCAGAGGTGCTGCCTACAAACATAGCGTTGGTGACGTTTTTAGGTCCTGATTTATCTTCATCAAGATCTTTCATTTTTCTTTGCAAATCAACTAACTTATCAGTTGTGTCTGCAACGTGCTTGATCAATTGACCTGCTACTTCATATGCTCTTGGGTGTTGAGAGTCTTGACATACATCAAGTATACCGTTGACTGCCTCTTGACCTTTCTCTACAAGGTTATACAATTGTGCACGACTATACTCATAATCCTTTGTAGGATCATCTTGGTCACTAGACTTTTGACTTAGTTTCTTTTTTTCACGTACTATCTCAGACTTCACGTCTAGTGCTTTATCAATAGCATCATAAGAGTTTGACATTTTGTTCCAAATAATGACGGGCAAATATTCGGAGTATTCGTTGTATTTTTAATTATTTAGATATCGCCACCTTGAACAGTGCTATACTCTAGTCCGTCAACATCAAAGAATGATCTACTCTCTGTGAAACCAAACTCATCTCCGACCTCAATAAGTGCACTGTCTTGTGCATCAACTTGACTTATTGCTGTGCCAGCATAGTGTTCAGTAATCTTAGTGCCGAACTGTCCTCTTTGTACTAAAAGATTTGTGCCATTGATCTCTCTTATTCTGAATACTTCGCTATTGATTTGAATGTAGGTATTGGTTGATAATGATGAAGCAGAAGATACTGAGATGAGTGTTTGCTTGGTTGAGACTTCTGCTGTGATTGTTGTAGCGGTGTCATCATTATAATCTTTGACCGCCTGTGGAACCACAGTATATCTTTGTGCTCGTGGTGCTTTGATGGCAGTAGAGTAATCGACTTGAACCTTCTTGATAACTCCAGACTCGTCTGTGGGAATCTCAGAGTAGAAGTAAGTCTTAGCCACAAAATCAAGATCATATTGTATAAATCTTCTGGTTGAAAAATCTCCTTCATATTCATCAGAAAATGATACGTTAGCGAGTGTAAAAGGAATATCTCTTTTCTCTTCTACTCCCTCTAACATATTTACCGTCACATTATATGATGGTTGAAAGTGTGGTAATATTTGTTCTACTATCTGTAAAGCATCATCCTGTAATTTTGTGGCAAAACTCAATCTAAAACCTATCTCATATGGCACAGGTAAAAATATTTTTTTATGTTTTGTTTTATCAGATCCTTTACCTGTAAATTTTGTTATTGGTGATGACTTGCGACTTGGATCATAAGCGTATGATGTTATCTCAAATGATATTCTTGGTAATGTGATTGCAACATTGTCGTCAAAGTTTGCTTGCTGTTCAATTCTTGCAAGAAATCTTTGCATAGGACCGTAAGCAACAGGCACTTTGATCTGACTGATTGCTTTACCATCACTTGCAAATTTCTTGATCTTGATATTGTTGAACAATGTACCGAAAGCAATTACTGTCTTTCTTATTGTCTCATTGTAAAAATAACTTCCTAACATTATACTTCACCAAATGGGTTTTTCTCTGTGAAATCTAAAATGCTACTGTCAGATCGAGTCTCTATCTCATCACCTGAGTTGTAGGCATCATCGTCATCATAATTTATACTATCTAGTGCATACTGAGCAGTACCGAATCCAACATTACTTATGTTTTCTCCAACTGCAAAGTTGCCAGATAGATTCCTTGCAAGCAATGTATTGGTTGCAGTATCCCACTTAGTTACAAATGCTGTTGTGAGTGAGGACTCTCCAGTTATAATTTGACCATACAAGAATGTGCCACTACCAAATGTGCTTGCAGAACCTACTGTTATAGTAGGTGCAGATGTATAACCATAACCTGCATTTAGAATATCAATGTGTGTGACTTTGTTAGTTGTTGTATTGATACGTGCTGTGAGCACACCAACTTCTCCACCTGCAGCAGGGTTACTGACTGTAACTAATGGGGCAGTGAGGTAACCAGCACCACCTGAGTTAGTTAGGGTAACACTTGTGATCAGACCACTTGTACCAAGACCTGCAACTGCACTTGCACCTACACCTTTACCGTCTTCAGGTATGAATTGTACATTCGGTATCTGTGTATAACCTGTGCCAGGATTTGTTATTCTTATATCAGACACCCTCAATGATGTATTGAGTCTTGATCCTGATGTAGATGTGATTGCAACTGCAGTCGCTTGAGTCCCACTCTCAGGTGGTTCAATGACTATGGTGGGTGCATTAGTATAACCTGCACCACCACTTATCAAATCAATTTTGTATATACCACCATTGCCTATTGTCGCTGTCGCTGTTGCCCTTGTTCCTTTGTCACCAAGTATCATGGTTACATTGTAACCCTCATCATCAAAGTCATCATCAATAGCACTGATACCAGTATCAATGACCTCATCCTCAAACTCGAAGGGTTCACAGGTAAGTTCATATGTATATCTGTCACGTAACATATAGAAGTTCTCTATATCATTTACGTACTTGATTTCAAATATTATATCTCTTAGTGGGAAATACATGAGGTCACCCTCATTTGGTCTTGCTTGTGATAGAAGAGGAGCAATACCCTGATCATATCTTTCTAATGATATGACGATCTTCATCTCTGCTGTTGACCTTACACCAAACTTTGTAAGTAAATTATATCCAGAGTCAAACCCTTCATATGATGTGATATATCCTTCTATTGGAAATGACTTGTCAAACTTTGAACTTGTGATTTCTCTCATCACATTCTTCTGATTTACAAGGGTGCGAGGCATGTAGATAAACTCAATACCATGTATCGAGATTGTCTCATTAGTCAAATCTTGCAACAGGTTTTGTTCACCCTTACTACCTTGTAAGAAAAAAGGATTGAGTGCCATTATACTCCCTTTAGCGGACTGCTTTTACCTAAACGAATCAATCTCAATTGTTTTTTGAGAGGATTGGTCTCAGTATCATCAATAATTTTGATACCTTTTACCAAGGTTTTCATGTCAACTGGTTCGCCCATTCTCTTGACGTATCCACCTTCATCTCCACCTTCATTCATAAATTGCTTGAACGTTTTCATTATCCTATAAAGTCGAGTGGTGGTAATTCGTACTCGGTGCTCATCTTACCTTCTAAGTCTTGTATTTCTTGCACACCATCATCGTATATTGCCCTACCATTCAACTCAATACCACCAGGTAATTTTACACCTTGATACTTTATGAGATTCTGTCCCCATTGTTTCTTCAACTTTGCTGTAAAATATCTCTTGACCCATCTGTCGTTGTACACCTTTGTGTATGATTCAGGATCTAAAACTCTATAACATTGTATGATAAGATAATCATCCTCCTTCATACTACTATAGTCAGAGTCAATGTATAATCTATTCTGTCTTCTGTTGAATCTTATTTGCTTATCTGGGTGTAATATAAAATCAATATCTTCAAGGTATCTCTTGGTCTGTGTGTAACTCAACAACTCCATTGAACTGAAGTAGTATATCTCATTCAAGAATAATTGATATGTAATGTTGAACATATTTGATGCTATAGCACGACTGTCAACTTTCCATACCTTCTCAATACCTATAACAGCGTCTGGTATTTGTATAAAGTTTTGTGTTTCTTCAAATCCAAAGGTGGTAGTGCCTATACCTGTGATATTCACACTAGAACTTGTTGTTGTGGTTATACCAGTTGAAGTTACTGCTCCATCTTGTCCACTTGCTTGAACAGTATCAGTAAAATCTTTTGTGATTTTGTGTTTTAGATACATCAATTCCACACCGTCATAGTGACGATCTTGATAAAGAGTTATAGTATCATCTATAGCGTCCTCTACCTGCTCATCCGCAACGTTGATCTCAAGCACAGGAGCACCAAGTTGTCTCTTACCGTAATCTATTAGGTCTTGTCTAGAATTTATTGCCATGTACTTATTTAGGATCGTCTAATGACAACATCTACTTGGTCACCTGCTGTAAGACCTGCACCATCAGTTATAGTCACCGACGGATTTCCAATGGTATAATCGTCAGTCTCATTTTGCACAATACCGTTGATGTAAACTTGCATGTTATCACTAGAGATATCAGTGGATGTTGGGGTGAAACTTGCTTGTCCAGCAGTTGCTGTAAAAGCATCCTCTGCATTGTCACAGGTTATCTCTATATGATCTCCAACTGTTGCAGGGGTAGTTAGTGTGACAGGTGCTGCCACACCATAGTCTGTACCATTTCTTAGTTTGACACCGTTGACATATACCTTGAAATTTTTCTGTGCTGTCAAGTTACCTGACAGTGCAAATACAGTTTGCCCTGCTGTAGCAGTAAAATATTCTTCCTCTAAAGTATGCCCAAAATATACTACAGTCCTTACTTC